AATAGAAAGTATAAAACCTGGCATTCCGGGCCTGCGTAGAAGCAGTGTTAAAGCATTAATGACGCAGATTGCATTCATGGAAACAGGAAACGATCTTGCTTACAGCTTAGGCCCTAGATTTGGCAGGTACGCTGTGCATATCAAGACTCTAATCAACTATGGCTATATCATTGAGAATGGTGAAGTGTGGACAAACAAAGATGGTATAGATTCGATTGCAACTTTTCTAAGTAACCAAGCAGTGCAAGACAGCATAATGGAAAGATATTTAACTGAACAGTACAAAGCATGTATTGATGCAGGAGTAATAGAAGTAGGCGATACCGGTGATGTTATTTGCGGTATCCTTGCTGTGGCATATCAGTTCCAAGATCATATATCCACCTATCGTACCAGTTTTACTATACCTGATGAAGTGTATATTACCGCTAAAGTTTCCCGAGTAAGTAATGTTGCGTTTATAAACACGTACCCTGCTACGCACAGTTTTGGTTCAGGAAGAACTGTTAATGTGGATACAGATTTAGGTAAATCCAACCTAGCTAATGTGCTACTTACTTCACTTAACGGAGTAAAAACTGTTGGTAATGTAATAAACTTATATGAATTTGATTACAGTGACCAACAAGAAGGCAATGCAAACATTGCTGTTACAGTAGACACAGGAACTGTTACCAGTTCGGCACAATATCCTGTTAGCAGTATTGGTAGCGCAAATCAATCACTAAGTGACGTGTCTCTAACAGGATTGAGAACACTGTTTGTGCAAGGATTACCAGTGCAGGTGTCTGGTGCCGGAACATACAACGGTATCTATGAAATACACACCATGACAGATACAACCAACAACAGCACCTTTAGATTAGGCAAAGCAATTACCAGTAACATTGCAACAGGCACAGTATCAAGATTGCGCAACACAGACCTAAGTTACATCATTGCACGTACATCAAATCTTGCTATACAATTAGCAAACACACTAAGTTACTTGGGCAGTGCTGACACAGCATACCAACATTACGTCGACAGTGGCATTGCTGACATTGCTGGCGATTTTACCTTAACTTCAGCAACCCCACTAAGTGAAAGGAAGCTGTACGCCACAGTCGAAGATCTAAATAACTCTGCCCTTAAAACCACACAAATTGTTCAACGTGCATTGTTTTCAAACATAAACGGAATTGCCCAGGTAACAGCCATTGGTTCAGCTGGTGCAAATATTACAGCATTAAACAATAGTATTACATCAGTTTACACTTCGTTGATAGCATCTAAAGTAAAAGAATGGAAAGTCCAAGCAGACTTAATAGTAGACAGTCAAGGCAGGCCGGGCTCACTGTTTTTTAATGCTGGCAAATATGCAGTAAAAACCAGTAATCGGTAGACATAAAAAAGAGTAAATACAGTTATGGTAGCAAGATACAAAGGTTTTAGCACAGTAAATCAAGTTAAAAAGTTCCGTCTGACTGATTATGAACTTGTTAAGCGCGACTTAATAAATCATTTCAGTATAGAAAAGGGACAAAAACTGATGAACCCAGCATTTGGTAGTATTATCTGGAAAATGCTGTATGAGCCACTCACAGAAGATACCAAAGCTGTAATAGTAGAAGATGTACGAGTTATAGCAGGTTCAGATCCAAGGCTGCGTGTGGACAGTGTGCTCATGGACGAATTTGAACATGGGTTACAGGTGCAGATTGATCTAACATTCCTTCCTGGAAATTTCACAGATAGACTTAGTCTAGCGTTCAACTCCAATACAAACAATCTAAGCGTTTTATAATATAAGCCGTTTTTAAATGCCATAAATACCTAATAACAGGTATTTGATGAGATATGGCTACTACTACACGACAAACTAACTTATTGGTTCAGGAAGATTGGACCAAAATCTATCAAACTTTCAGGGAAGCTGATTTTCAAAGTTTCGACTTTGAAACCATCCGTAAAAGCATGATTGAGTACTTGCGTACTTACTATCCCGAAGACTTCAATGACTTTACAGAGTCAAGCGAGTACGTTGCACTTATTGATCTAATTGCATTCCTTGGACAAAGTTTAGCATTCAGAACAGATCTAAACGCTAGAGAAAACTTTCTAGACACAGCAGAACGCAGAGACAGCATTCTCAAGTTGGCCAGGCTTGTTAGCTATAATCCAAAGCGTAACATACCTGCGTCAGGATTCCTAAAGTTTGAAAGTATTCAAACATCGGAAACAGTGTTTGATGGATTAGGCAATAATCTCAGCAATACCTTGGTTACCTGGAACGACAATACAAATGAAAACTGGCTAGAACAGTTTACTGCGATACTGAATGCAACATTGGTAGATCAACAGTCTATAGGTAAACCAGGTGGTAGTAAAGATATAAACGGTATCGCTACAAGCGAGTATACAGTCAAATTGGCAAACAGTATAATTCCTACGCAGTCATACACAGCCAGTGTAGCTGGCATCGCCACGCCTTTTGAGGTGGTTAGTGCTACCACAGCAGACAAAGAATTTGTATACGAAAACTCACCTACTCCTAACGGACAGTTTAATATACTATATCGCAACGATAATCAAGGCAATGGATCAAACGACACTGGTTACTTCTTTTACTTTAAACAAGGTGAACTGAAAAAACTAGATTTTTCTATTGCTGATAGTTTACCAAATCGGACTGTAAGTGTTAACTTTAACAATATCAACAACACAGATATTTGGCTCAGCAAGTTGTTATCCAGCGGAGTTGTTGACACAGAATGGACACAAGTACCAGCCGTTAATGCTGTTAATGTTATCTTTAACGAAACAAGCGAAAGAGATTTATACAGTGTTGCCACTAGAGCCGATGATCAAATTGACTTGGTGTTTGGTGATGGTGCCTTTACTAATATCCCAATTGGAAACTTTAGACTTTTCTATAGAGTATCCAATAACTTAACCTACAAGATCACACCTGACGAAATGAGCAGTGTGACTATTAATATTCCATACAGAGGAAGAACAGGAAGACCCGAAACACTCACAGTACGTGCGGCATTACAGTACACAGTAACCAATGCTAATGCAAGAGAAACACTTGAAGATATAAGAACAAAAGCACCACAGCAATACTATACACAAAATCGTATGGTGTCAGGCGAAGACTATAATATTCTTCCTTACACAACATTCAGTAATGTGGTCAAAGCAAAAGCAGTTAATAGAACAAGTTCAGGAATCAGTAGATACCTTGACGTTATTGATCCAACTGGCAACTACTCCAGCACAAATATTATTGCACAGGATGGAATAATCTACGACGAAGACCAAAGCACCAATACTGTATTTCAATTTACCAGCAGTAGCGAAGTTAACTTTATTGTGCAGAACACTCTGCAAAGTTTAATATCAACTACAGAAGCAAAACACTTGTACTACAAAACAGCTACCAGGCAAGTGCCTACAGCAACTTGGACCCAGTTGTTAAGTTCTGGTGGTAGAAGTGAAGGAACTTTTAATTCAAATAACTACACGTACCTAACACAGGGAGCATTGGTAAAGTTTACTGCACCGAGTGGCCAGTACTTTGACGCTCAGAACCAATTGCAAACAGGCACACCTGTTACAGAATATCAAAGAACAACCATATGGGCTAGTATAATTTCTTACCCAACTCCAGGGATTGGTAATGCAATCCTCAGTATTGTTGTACCATCAACTGCAATTGTATCACAGGTTATTCCAGTGTTTAAATCCAGTTGGCCAACTACACTAATTACACAAATAGCAAACAATATTCTCAGCTATAAAACATTTGGACTCAGGTACGATGTCACTGAAATGTCCTGGCAAATTGTTGATGAATCAAATCTTGGAACAGGAGATTTCAGTCTGACCAATGCAGGAAGTATAACCGGAACAGGATTAGACAACAGTTGGTTCTTAAAGTTGTCATTTGCTAACGGCGAGTACACTGTACAATCACGTGGTATTAAATATTTTTTCCAGAGCGAAAAAGAAACAAGATTTTATTTTGATCCTGATGTAAAAGTATACGACAGCAGAACAGCAACAACCATACAGGATGGTATTAAGGTATTACGTAACAACACACTACCTGATAGTGCCGGTAGTTTGTTCTATAGTCAGACCTGGAGAATAGACAACAAGGTAATACAGTCTGATGGGTTTGATGACAATAGAAAAATACTTGTTACATTTCCCGACAATGAACTGGACGGCGTACCAGACGATCCAGATCTGTTTGAAACACTAGTGGACCCAGATACTAATCCTGCAACCAAGTATGTTTATTTTGTGCAATCTCTCAATGAGAACAACTTTTTAACATATGATCCAGTTGACAGAACTATGATTGTTTCTCTTTATGCAACAGAAACAGCTATCCTGGACAAGTTGTCTTTGTATACAGCTGGGACTATTTTTTATGCCTACACAGAAGACAAATTCTACGAGACATCGGGTACAGCACTAACACAAGTAACGAATTATATTGCTCGCAATGGTAGACAAGATATCATGTTCCAATATACACACAATGCACCAAATAATAGAAGAATTGATCCAAGTCCTAATAATCTAATAGACTTGTACTTGCTTACTGCTGACTACAGCACAGAGTACTCTGCGTACGTCACAGACACAAGTAACACTGTAACAGAACCAGTAAAGCCTACTGGGTCCGAGCTGAGTGTTAGTTTTGGAAGCATCGAGTCTTACAAAACAATCAGTGATAGTTTAATTTACAATGCGGCAACTTTTAAGCCGTTGTTTGGAGCCAAAGCTGATTCAGCTCTTCGAGCTACGTTTAAAGTTGTAAAAAATCCTGCAGTTACTATCAGCGATAATGAAATAAAGAGTCGAGTTATTTCTGCTATCAACAGTTACTTTGATATTGCTAACTGGGATTTTGGTGAAACATTTTATTTTAGCGAGTTGAGCGCATACTTGCACAGTCAATTGGTACCTGACATTAGCAGTATAATCATTGTACCGACTGCAACAAGCAACTCGTTTGGTGATTTATATCAAATAAACGCAGAAGCTAACGAAATTTTTGTTAGCGCCGCAACAGTAAGTGATGTACAAATTATCTCTGCTATTACAGCAGGGCAACTTAATAGAACATAGGTGGACATGTAATGGCTGTATTTAAGACTCATCGGTTTTTGCCTGAGGTTTTTCAAACTAATACAAATAAAAAGTTTCTAAACGCTACACTTGACCAATTGGTTAGTGAACCCGATCTTCGAAAGATTGATGGATACATTGGTAGAAAATTAGCCCCTACATTTAAATCATCAGACAGTTATATACAAGAACCAACAACTGACAGACAGGATTATCAACTAGAACCTAGTGTTATAATACAAAACGCAACCACCGGTGATATAGACTTTGCAACCACATATCAAGACACACTAAGCAAAGTAGGCTACTATGGTGGCTTCAACAACAATCAAAATCGTTTATTTGATAACGAATATTATTCATATAATCCCAAGATTGATCTTGACAAGTTTGTAAATTTCAGTCAGTACTACTGGTTACCTCAAGGGCCGGACAGTGTACAAGTATCTGCTACAGACGTACCTACAGAAAAAACTTACACAGTGTCTTACAACCCAACGTTAAACGAATATACGTTTACTGACAACGAAAATATTCCTAATCCACAGATTACATTAGCCCGCGGCGGAGTGTACGAGTTTGTAATCAATGAGCCCGGTAATCAGTTTTTTATTCAAAGCAAACCTGGAATAGATGGTATCAATCCTGACATAACCAGTCAAACCACAAGGTCAGTGTTAGGCGTTACCAACAATGGTGAGGATCAAGGCACAGTTACATTTACTGTTCCGCTTGAAGATGCTCAGGTGAGATATACTTCAATGCCTATTGCTGGAAATGCTGATTATGCTACCGCACTCGCATACAATCAAGTGCAAGGTGCTAAACCACAAGAATTAATCGACACTCTCGGGGGCGTTGATGGACCAGTTAAGTATCTTAATGGTACACAAATTATATTTGTTACCACACAGTATATTGATGATGCTTTTTGGGTAAACACCACACGAACAGTTGATGGAGTTGTTTACTTTGATCAAAGCAACTTAGTACCATTGGCAGAAAGAACCAGCATCTATAACATAACGATTGTGCCTGACTCCAATGGTGATGATCGTATACTGCTCACACAAGCAACAACAGTTACTGACGAAAACAAAGTACGTGTGGTAAGCGGGCAAACCAATGCCGGCAAAGAGTTTTTTAAACGGTTGAATGTCTATAACCAAATACCGCAAATCACAGCACCCTTGCCAGTGCTGTACTATCAGAGTTCACTCGACTCAGACGCTGTTGGGTTTATCAGTATAGTTGATCCTATTGCCAACACAATTGATCCCGATATTGAGATTGTAGGAAAACCCAATTACACCAGTCCAAATGGTATAGTGTTTACCAATGGTATGAAGATCAAGTTTGATGCATCAGTTACTACAGCATACCAAAATAAAACCTATTATGTAGAAGGTGTAGGAACAAGCATATCATTGACTGCTGAATCGGAATTGATTCCGATTGAAGATATCAACACCAGTTTTGTGATCAACGGCGGAACAGGCTATGTCGTGGGCGATCGTATCACTCTAGAAGGTGGAACTTTTACCACAGCGGCAACAGCAGTGGTTAGCGCAATTGAAGCAAACACAGCAACAGCAACAGCAACTTTAGACTCAACCACAGCCGGCGTTGCTTCAATTGAAGTGGTTAACGGTGGGTCGGGATATTTAACTGCTCCGGACGTTACTGTCAGTACAAATTCTGCAGGCACAAATGCTAGTGCTACTGCAACAATCACAGCCGGCGTTGTTACAAGTATAACAGTAACAGCCGCAGGAGATGGGTTCCCAGCAATTCCAACCGTTACTATTGATCCGCCAACATCAGGAGCATTAAGCACCTTTGATATTGTTAAACGAGGAGACTATTCTGTTTTACCTACCAACCCAGTCACAGTAACTGGAGGCACAGGGTCAAGCGCAAGACTTGAGGTTTATTTACAACCTGCAACTCCAAACTACTTCACAATAAACAGATCCAGTATTGATCGGAATCCATGGAGTAGAACAAATCGTTGGGTACACACAGATGTGCTTAAAGAAGTCGCACAATACAATTTAAACGATCTGGTATTGGATCAAACCAAAAGAGCACAAAGACCAATTATTGAGTTTGACAGCAATTACCAGTTGTTCAACTTTGGAGCTGTAGCAAAACTAGCAGTTGATCAACTAGACACAACAATAACAAACGCATTTACACAAGTGAACGGTGTAGTTTCTGTAGACACAACAACCTTCACAGTGGGCACTTTAACCTTAACTGATGGTGACAGAGTAATATTTGCCAGTGACACTAATAATGATGTCAGGAACAAGATTTATGATTTTTCAATTGAATTAGCAGTCGAATCACCTGGTAATGTTTATAAAGCATATCTTGTTGAAGCCACAGATGCTGACGTTGTTGATAGAAATACTGTTGTTGTGTTGTATGGAGAGAACGGTGGTAAACAGTGGCATTATAACGGAACACTGTGGGTCAGCTCACAACAAAAAACAGCAGTAGGTCAGGAACCGTTGTATGATGTTATAGACACAAACGGTGTTAGTTTCTCAAACAAGTTAACCTATTCAGAATCTTCATTCGCTGGAACAAAGATATTTTCCTATAGCAGGGGCACTGGGACGGTCAACGATCCAGTACTGGGCTTTCCGTTAGATTACAAAAACTTTGCCACACAAGGTGACATTCAGTTTTCGAACAATTTTGATAGCGACCTGTTTACCTACTTGTTGAGTACTGGTGCAGTGCAGAGTGTAAAAGTTAACAGCGGATATTTACAAAAAAACATAACCACTACCACAGTTCAACGTGAGAACATTTGGACAATCAACAAAAACTTTAGCAGACAGTACCAAACATACGAATTCACATATGATGGTACTACCAACTTGTTCCCTATCGACTTCTTACCAGACACAAGCATAAATCAACCTAACATCAAAGTTTATATCAATAACAAGATTGTGGCTCCCGGAAACTTTGCTACAACACAAGTAGTCGACAAATATGCAGTGTTGGTTAATGCAGAGTTGCTTGCCCAGGATGATGCAATTTTTGTTACAATTTTTAATAAGAATACTGTATCTAAAAACGCAAACTATGCAGTGCCTGCTAATCTTGACGTTAACAGTCTTAATAAGAACTTGTCGTTGCTTACACTTGGGCAGATGCGCAACCATCTTGTTGGATTAAAGAATAATACACTTAACATTGTAGGCAGCGTACCAGGTGACAGCAACCTTAGAGATATTGTTTATAGAAACAACGGTGGAACCATACTTCAGCACAGTTCTCCAGCAGTATACAGTAATCTGTTTTTGAATCACCCAACAATGAATTTTGTTGAGTCTATTAGACTTGCTAATAGAGAATATTCAAAGTTTAAAGATAAGTTCCTAGAACTGTCTGCAAACTTGGAGTTTGACCGTAATAACATTGCCGCTGGGGTTGATGCTGTTCTTAATAAGTTACATGAAGTTAAAAACGAAACTTTCCCTTGGTATTACAGTGACATGGTTCCACACGGAACCAACGAGGTTGTTGAGATTCCTGCATATACCATTTATGATCCTGAGGTACTAAGTTACGAAATAACCAGAATTTTCAACGATACAATACTCAGTAACAAGGCTGTACTTGTATACTTGACTAGGACTGTTAACAATGTTACTACAAAAACTTTGTTGATTAAAGACAAAGACTATACGTTCAACACAGATAGACCAGCAATTACATTTACCAGTAGTTTTAGATTGTTGTTTAATGATATTATCAGCATTGTTGAGTACAACAACACTGATGGTAGTTGGGTGCCAGAAACCCCAACCAAGATGGGAATGTATCCCAAGTTCTATCCGGAAAAATATTCCGACGACACACTCAGGACCACAGCAAATGTTATTCAAGGACATGATGGTAGTCTAACGCCTGCGTTCAATGACTTCAGAGATGACATGTTGATTGAGCTGGAGCGCAGGATCTACAACAACATTAAAGCCACTTATGATCCAACAACTTTTAATCTAGACGATTACGAACCAGGCAAGTTTAGAACAACAGACTATACCAGACTGGAGTTTAACCAAATTCTAAGTCAGGGATTCTTAGCCTGGGCAGGCACAAACAGAATAGATTTTTCCACCAATAACACATTTAGTGCAAGCGATCCTTTCACTTGGAATTACAAGAACTTTACTGATGTGGTCAACGGTGAAAGTCTGCCAGGCAGTTGGAGAGCTGTTTACAAACACTTCTTTGACACTGATAGACCGCACACACATCCATGGGAGATGTTGGGCTTTAGTGAAAAGCCAACCTGGTGGGAAAACAGATACGGTCCGGCACCGTACACCGGGGGTAATGAAGTACTATGGAGCGATCTCAGTTTAGGTTATATACATGACGGTGATCGTGCTGGATTGGATCTTAGATATCAACGCCCTAATCTCGCACAGTTTATACCAGTAGATGATGCTGGAGCATTGCGCAGTCCAGAACAAATTTTGGTTAGGGACTTTGACAGTAGTTTAGCCAATTCAAGTTTTGCAGTTGGTGATATAGGTCCTGCTGAATCAGCGTGGAGACGTAGTAGCGAATATCCATTCATGATGCACCTGGCCTTAGCACTTGCAAAACCAGGAAGATATTTTGGTCTACAGGCAAATGTACGAAATTATAAAAGAAATGCCTGGACTGCTCAATTTGAAGTAGATACATTTGGTCAGCACATTACACCAACAACACTGCTGGTGCACGGGTATACCAATGCCAGCGGCACTGTTGAAAGAACAGCAGGCTATCTCAATTGGATCAGAGACTATGTGAAAAACTTGGGTGTCGCTAACGCATCAACAGTAATAAAAGACAATCTCAAGGCATTGGACGTAAGATTAACATACAAGTTTGCTGGCTACACTGATAAAAAATATATTGAATTGTTGGCTGAACAGAATAGTCCCACTAGTGTCAATGACAGTATTGTTATCCCAGACGAAAACTACAGTTTAGAGCTTTACAAAGGAAGCCCGCTAAACAAAATCACTTATAGTGCAGTTATTGTGCAAAAAAGTGCCAGAGGATATACTGTTAGTGGATACGATTTAACAAATCCTTACTTTAGTATTGTACCTAGTGAGCCAAACAACAATGCCTATGCAATCACTGTAGGCGAACAACGTGGAGTGATATATCGAGACTTTAAAAAATCACGCTATACTATTCCATACGGATTTGAGTTTAATACCAAACAACAGGTAGTTGACTTCCTGGTAGGTTATCAACGAGGATTAATTGCTCAAGGTTTTGTGTTCAAAGACTTTGATAAGGATCTAGAACAACAAAAAGATTGGATACTAAGTGCAAAAGAATTCCTGCATTGGACCAGCCAAGGCTGGCGTGACGGTAGTGTACTGGTACTAAGTCCAGTATCAACAAGTTTAAAAGTTTACAATCAAAGCGCCATTGTTGATAAAATCACAAATACTCCGTTTGGTAACAGAGTAATGGATGTAAACTTCTCTCCTATCAAGTCAAGCGGCTTTACTGTTAGCAGAGAAAACAATCTTTTTACTTTTAATTCTAATTTAGAGCAAACAGTTGGTTTTGCTGAACTGAGTCTTGTTCAATACGAACATTTACTGGTTCTTGACAATGTTACGGATTTCAATGATGTAATTTATGTTCCTGAGTTAGGAAATCGACAGTACAGAATTAGAGTAGTAGGAGCCAAGACCAGTGGGTGGAATGGCAGTTTAGAATTACCTGGATTCATCTTCAGTAGTGATAAGGTTGCTAACTGGCAGGCAGGACGAGACTATCTCAAAGGCACTATTGTAAAAAACAAAGAAAATTTTTATACTGCACTGCAAAACATTACAGCAAGCTCAGACTTCCAAACAAACTTCTGGAAGCAGATTCCTGAGTCAGAATTAAGAGCGGGTATGATCAATAACTTTGCTACAAACGCACAGCAGGGTATTGAGTATTACGATATTGATAACCAACCGTTGAATGAAGACATACAGTTGTTCAGCAACGGACTAATAGGTTTTAGAGATAGACAGTATTTTACAAATCTAGGAATCAGCACAACAACACAGAGTAAATTTTACCAAGGACTTATCAAACACAAAGGTACTGATAGTGCATTAACTGCACTAAAAGGAGCAGTGTTTGGCGACCTAGATACTGATCTTACTTATTACGAAAACTGGGCGGTGCGAGCCGGTGAGTACGGAGCACTGGATACTAATAATTTTGTCGAAGTAGAACTAAGCGAGTCACTAGTAGATAGTAACCCAGCATCAATACAGTTCTTGGGCACAGGTGTAACAGCACAAGCAGATATTGTATCCTACGACGAACAAAGTATCTACAAATCATATGGAACATACAACCCTAACTTCTTGCGTACTGAATCGCTTGCTGTTCCTGCACTGTTAAAACCTTTACCGGTAGCAGGATTTGTTAATCTTGATGATGTTGATAAAACAATTTTTGATTTAAACAACTACAATGAGTTAAGTTCGGTTGTTGATGATATTGGTACAGGCTACAAACTTTGGACAGCACGAGACTTCACAAAAAATTGGAATGTTTATCGAGCAAGTCTAGTAGATGGTCTAACATTCGCAATGCGTTACACGTCAGATGATCAGGCCGAAATAGTACAAAACGAAAACCATGGACTCAGTGTAAATGATCTTGTTGTGATTAAAAACTTCGACAGTAGGTTCAACGGTGTGTACAAAGTAAACACCATTGTGGACACAACAAGATTTACAATCACAATAGAACAAAATTTGCAAAGCCTTATCACTGAACAAACAGTTGTTGGAAGCGGATTGTTGTTTGTGTTTACCACTGTGAAAATAAACACACCAGAATTGATTGAGTCTGTCCTGCCAGTCACTGGTTGGGAAGAAAATGACAAAGTTTGGGTAGAAAATTTAGATGTCAACGGCAACTGGGGTGTGTACAACAAAACCAGTCCGTGGGCCAATAACGACAAAGTAACACTTGATGTAAGCAATTTAGCAGGCAATGATAACTTTGGCTACAGCGTAGACCTAGATCATAGCACAGGGCAAATATTGTATGTTGGTTCGCCTGGGTCAGTCTCTGGCAGAGGACGAGCTACAAGTTTCTTGAGATCTTCAACAGATACCTGGAATGTTGCAACTTCATTCACAGCAAGTGCAAACAACAGAATTGCTGGGTTCGGCGAAGCTATTGCTAACGGAAGCAGTCATTTTGCTGTCGGCGCACCTGACAGTGTGTCTGAACAAGGTGTTGTTTACGTGTACTTTGAAGGCGTACTGCAACAGATCATTACAAATCCAGTTGGATCAGCATCAGACAAGTTTGGACAGTCACTGGCAATGAGCAGAGATGGCATATATCTTTATGTTGGTGAACCGGGCGACGATAAAGTTTACTGCTATGCTAGACAAACTAGAACTGTTGAGTCAGAAACTATCACAGGTGATGGCTCAACACCAACGTTCTCCTTGGGCTTCAGTTCAGATAATGCAATTGACTTGATTGTAACTCCTGTTGTTGCATCAGATGAGGAAAAGTTACCAGATGTCGATTATACAGTAAGCGGTAGTGACATTACATTTGATGCTGGTGCTATTCCTGCAAATCTTGAGCAAATCAGTATTGT